CTTAATATTATTATAAAGAATAAAAATCAGTCTTTAAAATATAATAGTATTTAGTTATGTTTCAATAATCAAGCACCTTACTGTGCTTGATTGTGTTGAATACCCGGTACCAGGATTGCCGACCAACAGCCGAACGAGTTATACTCCGAACGGTTAGGAGTTTGTTGCTTTGTATTATTTAGTGGCAGATATTCTGGCGGCTACAATTTTTTACAGTTATCACCGTGCCAACGAGCGTACCCGTTCACTGCTACATGTTGATCACAATGTGGACATAATTTTTTTTCACGCTTTTTGCCCATGTTAGCTAAACTTCTTACTAACTTTTCTTCTTCTGTTTGCTTACGTCCACGAAGTTTATCACCAATTCTTTTACGAGTTTCTTCCGACACTTCAACACCATAACGAGGATTGCCTTCGCTCGTGTACATTTTACTTCTTTCTAATTTGTATTCTTCACTATACTCTGCTCGTTTAATCCCTTGCTCTTTTCTTTTTAGTAAAGATTGTTTTAATTTATCTATTTCATGTTGTGGTGGTTTTCTTCCTGTATTTGCTTCACTAATTCGTCTGCGAGCTTCATCTGAGTGAGTTTTTCCATAAAAACCGTTGCCCTTTCCCCGAAACTGTGTACTTTGTAACTTTGAATATTCTTTTTTAATACTCTCGTATACTCTTGCTGTTATTTTTGTTTTATATCTTTCTTGATTTTGATTTTCTGCTCGCATCATACGTAACGCATTTAACATTCTATGATGATCTTTTCCGCTAGTCATTTTTACTAGTAGCCAATGACATATAAAATGCTCTCGAGGTGTGAGATCTACCAAATTAGTAACATCATCGGATCCACCTAAACTGCGTGGTTGAATGTGATGACTTTCTGTGTAGTCAGATAAAATGCGATTTTTGGCATTTTCAGTAATATTATTGTACCATTTTGTGTATTTGTTCATAAGTTTATTTATGTTAGTAAGCTCAATAGTAACATTTTTATAAACAAAAGTCAACAAAAAAGACACATTTCTGTGTCTTTTCTGAAACTTCCCATCCCTGAGTTGTTTGTATTGCGTTTGTATTAACTAAAGCTGAGATTTTGGACGGCAATTTCTCCGACATAATCGGCAGCATTACCAAATGAACTTGCAGTATTCGTTAATTCCACAAATCCGTAACGGGTCATAAATGATACGACTGGTTCGAATGTGCTTGGATCCAACACAACGCCAGAACTCATCAGCGGAATGTATGGGCAATAGAACGCAGCGGCATCAGCCTCTGACGAACCTTTGTAACCAACCAATACTGATTGTGTATCTGGAGCATAGCTGTTTACGAATACACGTAATGAACCATTTAATGTACCAACAAACTTAGTGTTTGTAGGAGCTTCAAATGTTCCTTCTGTTGTACGAGCAAAAGCTGATGTTGTTGCAGATTGTAGTACTGTTAAAGCAGCACTTGAAACAACGGCCCAGTTACCAGCGCCACGACGTGTGCGTTGGGCGATCAAGTTAGCAACACGATTGATCAGAACAGCTAAAGCAGCGTGTTCATCACCAACGAATGTAGCAGTACCTGATACTGTAGCTTGGTTGTATGTGTACTCTGTAGCAGCCAATGAGCTTAACGATAAGAGAATCTCTTGATCGATTTCAGCTGTGATTTCTTGGGCTAAAGCAGCCATAATTTCTGCTTCAACGTCAATACCATGCATAGCTTGAGCGTCTTGTGCTGACTCAAATGTCCAACGAGCTTGTAACTTACGTGTCTTAGCTTCAACAGCTTGTTTCAAGATCTGGATACTGATTTGTTTACCGCCAGTACCTTCCATTGTAGCTGTGTTGTTACCAGTATACGCAGAAGCAGTAGTAGTACCTTGTGGAACTGTTGAGTATGCTGTAGCAATGGTGAATGGGCTTAAAGCTTCTTGACCAGCTGTTACACTTGTAGCGGCTAAGCTATTGTCAGTCAATGACTGAGCATAACGTACACGCAATGTATGGATCTGTGAAACAGGTCCTGTCATTGGCTGTACACCAACCAACTCGTTAGCGATAACAGTTGGCATTACACGACGGATAACTGGCAGAATTACACGGTTTAATGTAGCAATGTTGCCTGATGCTGTCGAACCCGATGTTGCATTTTCTTTCAAATACTTACGGGTGTTTTCGAGGATTACAGACATTGAGCTACGCTTTGAACCGTTAAGTCCTTCTAGCAATGCATCTTTTGTCTCGCCCCAACGGCTTTCTAATAACGCTTGTGACATTTAAGTCTCCTTTTTTTTCTTTTTACAGCCCTGCCAACCGCTTAAGATCAATGACGTTGCTTTCGCTTTCGTCTTCTTGCTCTTGGACACGGGCAGATTTATCGCCAGTTGCTTCAGTTAATGTTTCTGTAAAGACTTTTTTAGCTTTTACAGAGCGATTTTCTAAAACTGCTGGTAGATACTTTTCAAAAGCACCTTTCAAACGTGAAGTTTGAACGCTTTCAAGTAAATTACGCATTACTTCTGCTTTTTCTTCGTTAAGAGGATTAAGCAAATCTTCCATTGTACGAGCACGTACATTAGATTCTTTTAAGATGCGTACTTCACGTTCTTTAGATTCGACTAAGACAGTTGCCTTCTTAGCGAATTTGATGGCTTCAGCAATTTTTTGATCTTTTTGAGCAATCATATCATGCAGTTTGCGGACTTCAGCTTTTTCATTTAAATGAGTAGCTCCGAATTCTGTACTGTATGCTTCAAAAATACGACGACCAAAATTGTTCTCACGAGCAACTTGGATGTCTTCTTTCAATTGGCTGAGTTCAGCTTTGAGATGCTTGGATACAGCCTGTGTCATCTTTTCTGCAGATTCTTTTACGAAACGGCTCTTTAGTGCTTCCAATTGCCCACGTGCATTTTGAACTAAGCGAACCTTAGTTTCAACTACATCACGTTTGTCTTCTTGGAATTCACGGATTTCACGGGCTAACGCATGAACGATAAAACCTTCTAATTTTTGAAGGCCTTCATTATGTGTTTTACGATCTTTACGCAATTCACCAATTTCTTCTGCTAATTTAGATACCATGAAGTTGTTAAACTTGTTAGTATCTTCTTTAATTTTGCGTTGGAATTTGACACGATCTTCGGCAAGTGCGGCTTTTTCGGCACGAACTTGTTGAACTTCTGCGATAAGACTTTCTGTTACCATGCGATCTAAGGCTTCTACCATCACTGATTTGTCATGCTCATAGCGTTGTGCAAACTCTTCGCGGAGTTCTGCACGGGCTTGTTCTTTGGCTTCAACAATCTTGGCTTCCCAAGCTTCGTTGATTTCAGCTTTCGCTTCCTCAGTAACAAACTCGCTATCTAATAACGGTTTCAATGCGTCTAGCATATTATTTTCCTTCGATCTTCAGATCACGTATTAAACGAAGAACTTCATTTGATACGTATTTCTGTGCTTTGTTGCTTTTAGCCGGATCTTTAAACATTTCCAATAACTTTTGTCCGCCGGCATGGTTTAATAAGCCTTCGTAAATTGCTGTTGGATATGCGTTTGGAGCACTTGGCTGAGCAACTACATCAACAGTGACGATTTCAAAGTCACTGACATGTCCGTTGGAGTCGTTGACATTACCTGATCCACGACTACTAACCCCTAATTTCACACCTTGGTCTAACATTGTTTTCACAAGTAAACCCATTGGTGTTCCTAATATCTTTAATTTGCCATATCCACAATGTCCTTCCATCCACATTTTTTCAATCATATGTGAAACACGATCTAAATTAATTTTTAAATCATCAGGGTGATCAACTTCGCCTAGTACAGAATGACCTGTTTTAAGTTGATTGTTGATTGCGTCTACTGCTTTTTCAATTTCGTCTACTGGATATACACGCTCATTGGCATTTCGTATGCCGCCCTCAATACAAATACCCTTCATATAAAGGGTTTTGCCGCCATCATGGGCTTCCTCAGTTAAAAGTTCTACTTTTGCCTGAGTGAAGCTTAGATGTTCTTTGAGATATGTGTTGCGAGCCATATCAGTCTATTAACCTTTTGGAAAAGGTGTTTTTGTATTAACGCCAGCTGCCTGGGCTAAATGTGGCTTTGGAGCTGCTGCTAATTTAGCATTTGCGCCGCCTTTTGCTGGAACATTTTTGAATGAACCTGCGCCTGGTAAATCGCCACGACCTTTGTCAGCATAACTGTTTGGTGCTTTGTAAGCTGATGTACCGTCTGGATTTGCTTCAGAAGCTACATTGCGTACTGGCTTACCTTGCATGCCGGCTGCGCCTGAATTAAATGTTGTTGGCGATTTAGTATTAGCACCGTTATCACCCATTTTAGCTGGAGCAACTTTTTGTAAACTAATGTTTTCCATCACGCCCATATCAGCTTCTTCTTCATCAAATTCTGATGTATCGTCGTCAGCATAAGCATCACCGCCAACTTCACCATCAACTGGATCCATGTCAAAATCGTCG